CACTACCCATATAGCGCATTATACGGCCCCATATCACATTAAAACTGCGCCCCATTGCTATTATTGACATAAAAAGACATATATAGCATATAGAGAGTAAGGTATAGTCAAGTGTATCGTGATATGTATAGCAGTAGTACGATGTAGCGACTTGATGTGTATACTTGTAGATGTATATACCCGCACCACCCTACACACACCTAACACACACGCCCCCATAAAAGGCCATAAATAAGGCCACTCTATTGCCACACTGTCCACTATATGCTATAATATACACATTGCTTACCATTCATATAGCTGTCCTCGCCCGTCTCAGGGGTACGCAACAGTGAGAATATAAGAGCAACTAACTAGGTAGAACACCACAACCCGCACCACTTGCGGGTATAAGACGTTACCCCCATCACGTTATAGCGCAACATTGTTTGCTTATAGTAAAGTATTGTGTTTTAATTTAGAGCACAGTTATTTATAAAGTAAAGAGGGGGTGGGTACGGGGGACAAGGACTGAAAAAATATATATATCTACCCCTCCAAAATTTTGAGTAATATAAAGAGATATTGTGTTACATTGATATTGTATAACATGCCCCATATATGCTATAATACCCAAATGACTGTTAAATCTAAAAAGAAGGAAATACTCGATGCACCATTAAACGAGGTCGCCCGAGGTAAGATAGCAGGTTACTTAAAGATTACCCCAGAACAGCACAAGCAGTTCTTCCTTGACCTGGCCCGCATGACTTACCTTGACGCAGCCAAACGCCTAGGTATCTCTGATAGGTATACTACTGATAGTTCTCTTAAGCAAATAGGATATCGACTCTATAAAGAAACTAATCCTGATGAGCTTGGTATATCTTCTGATGCTGTTAAGATTGTTACTGATGCCCTCTCTGAACGCAAGTCCCGTGCCCAGCAAGACATTATGGAGTCAGCTAACCCAGAAGTATTAGACTCTAGTGATAGTAAACAACTTGTCGTGGGCGGAAAAAACAAAGCTGCTGTCCTCTTGCATAAGAAAATGGACATGCTTATGAACTCTAAGAAGCGACTAGATGCTGTACCAGTCTCGCAGTTAGCCACTATGTTTGGTATTCTTTTTGACAAGGCCCAGATTATTTCTGGTGAGGCCACAGAAAACATCGCTGTTATGGCTAAAGTAAAGAAGGATATGAATCCACAAGAGGCCCTCGATGCACTACTTAAAATACGAGAATTTCAGCAAGAACAAAAGCATGACTAATATAAATGGTATCATAGAGCCACTAGATGAACGTAGCGAATTTCAGCGACGAGAGGAATTATTTAATACCTACCTACAATCCGAAGATGTTGCTAAGAAATACCTGGAACGTGTCCAGCTTCTTGACGCAGCAGAGCGTAAACTAGAGGCCCGAACAATGCTTTGGCAGCTCTTTGCCCGAGAAGACAACCCTGCTGAGGGCTGTATCTTTTTTATTGAAACTCTTGGTTGGACATTTGACCCACGCAAAAATCCCAAGCACATTCCTTTTGTTTTATTCGAGTATCAGAAACGAGCCATACGTGAGCTTGTAGATGCTATAGATAATGGGCACGACCTGCTTATTGAAAAGTCACGTGACATGGGTGTTACCTGGATTGTTGTTTATGTCTTTCTTTGGTATTGGCTATTTCGTGATGGTGTGAATCTCCTTATGGGGTCATACAAGGAAAAGCTAGTAGATGACCGCACAGACGACTCTTTGTTTGGACGGCTTGACTATGCTCTGCAATCAATGCCTAAATGGGTATTACCAAAAGGATTTAACGCAAAGAAGCATAGAAACAAACTAAAGCTAGAAAACCCAGCAAACCGTAATCTTATTTCAGGAGATACTATGAACCCAGACTTCGGACGAGGCTCTCGCAAGACTGCTATTTTCTTTGATGAGCTAGGTTCTTGGGATTACGCAAAGGACGGCTGGGAATCTTGTGGTGACGTTACTGCTTGTCGTATTGCTAACTCTACCCCAAAAGGACGTAATTTCTACTGGAAGCTACGCAACTCTGGTATACCTGTACTTACACTTCATTGGTCAGAACATCCATTAAAAGATAAGCACTGGTACGAATTTGAAAAGACCAGACGCTCATCAGAGGAGGTCGCTCAAGAACTTGATATTGATTATTCTAAATCTCAAGAAGGTAGAGTATATCCTGAATGGAATGAGGCAAATGTTAGCTGGGGGTTACATGAATACGACGACACTAAACCACTTTATGTTGGGTGGGACTATGGGCGCAATGATGGGACTGCGATTATCTGGGCGCAGCCTGAAGGTCGTGGTCTTAAAATTATTGATAGTTACTACAAAACTGGAGAGACTATTGATTTCTTTGTTCCGTTTATTACTGGAATTGTACCATCAGATAGCTATCGTTATTCAAAGAAGGACTACGAAATTATCCAAAAACATCGTGGATGGAAAAAAGGTACGCACTTCGGCGACCCATCAGGACGTAACTCTAGTGGAGTAACCCACCAAACAGTATTTTCTATTCTTGAAAGCTACGGAATCTACACTAACTGGGAACAGTCGTGGAATGTATTTCAGAACAGAAAACTTGCAGCCAAGGCCCTAATACGTGACGGGGTTCTATTAAACCAAACAGAAGGCAACGAGTATTTTAATATGTGCATGGAGCAAGCCAGTTACCCCCAAGTAACCCGTGAAGGAGAAAAAGAGGTTCGCTCTAAAGACCCAAACCACGACTGGACCTCACACCATCGTTCCGCCTTTGAATATCTAGCGCAAGGTCTTGCTAAGTACCAGAATAAAAAGACAGTCATTCGAGATAAGTTTAAACCTAAAGATACAGGATTCTTTAAAAGACGAAGGGCATTAAGTTATTAAGTAGATGCAAACAAAAAATAAAGGAAGTAGATGGTTCCGACGCTTAGTTAAAGAAATTAAAAAATTATCACCAGACTTTAAAATCGTCCACGCTAAATATGGGTTTTATAGAATATACTGGCGCAATGCTTATATACACGAAGTCTACGATAGTATGCCTTATAAGGGATACGACATTGAGGAAGAAGATTTGCGGAATGTTAGCCAGTCTTATTATGAGGAGTACGAAGATTCAAATGAGATTACAAGAAAGATTAAGAACTATGTTGAGGGATATTGGGACTCATTTGACACAATCAGAACTCGTTTGTACATGCTTAAGAATGACGAAGAGTTTAGAAACAATGCTCAAAAGGCTTACCAGCAATTCGTCGTCAAATAAATAGTTTGATGATTATTGACACCCATGCTATAATATAGCGTAATATGCAACCAAAGCTAAAGCTGACAGAGCTGCTTTATGATGATGGCACTACATTTGTCCCGTCTGAAAAAGAACAAGCACTTGTATCCGAGGTAGTAAATTTATTTAGACGAACAGCAGAGGGTCGTAACCGAAACTTTCAATACTTTGACGGGCTTAATCTTATTGAATACATTGAAGATTCAGTAAGACGCTTTAGCACAAACATTGATGAGCGTGATGGTATTGAAGACTGGCAAGCTAGTGTACATGACCAAATAACACGTAACAAAGTCCTCGGTATTCTTGGCCGAGTACTTGAGGTTCTTCCTATTGTGTCGTTTATGCCACGTGGCGAATCCCCAATCCAAAAGGCAAAAATTCTTACAGACCTATACCACTACACTGAAGAAAAAGACGAGTATGATGAACTAATGATTCATATTCTCTTGGAAGCCATTGTTAAAGGTACCGCTATTGGGTACGAAGATATCGAGTACAAAAAGCGCAAAGTGCGTGATGTAATTGGTGTTGGTGACGATATGAAGGTTTCAGAAAAAGAAATTAATGAGACTTGCATTATTGGTCAGATTGTACCTCTTGAAGAGTTCTATCCATCTTCTGTTAGCATCAGAAAGATTAAGGATATGCCTTATGTCTTCTGGCGCAAGGTAATTCCTTATACACAGTTTGTACAAGACTTTGGACACTACAAAAAGTCACAGGTTGTACAGCCAAAGATACAGTATGGTTCTGATGATGAAAAACCATATTACGCTGATTTTCTTGAACACACCCAACCTGACGGTACGGTAGAGCTTATTAAGTTCTACGACAAGATGAACGACCAGTACGTTATTGTTGCTAATGGTGTTTGGCTTAATCCGTTGTATTCAGAGAATGAGGATGTAATGCCACTTCCTTGGGCTCATAAAGAGCTACCCTTCTGGGAAGTTAAGT